CTGGGCAATCAGCATGGCCAGCGTGAATGCGTTGCCGCCCCAAAGCCCGATGTTGCTCACGATGTCGCGGACTTCCTTGGCGGTCATTATCCCCACCCGAAGTCGAGATAGCCCATGATCGGCGTGTTCGCGGTAGTCGCAGCGCCGGGGAAGAACAGCAGGCCCAAGCACGCACCGTCATAGATGCGCGGCAGGGACGGAAGCTGCATCACCATGGACCGCTCGCCAGCGACAGCCGCCGTGACAATCGGGATCGTCGCGAGCGGCTTGCACATGATGAGCGCGCCCGCCTGCGCCGAACCGTAGGCCGTCGAAAGACGGTACTGCGTGACGCGGCGCACGCCCACATCGCCCGCCTGCAAAGGCAGATACGGGGCGAAGTTGGACGCCGCAACGCCGGAATGGAATATCTTGCCGACCGGGGGAATGGACGTGCCGCCCACCGTGTAGTTTGTCACTGCACCCAGCACGCGGCCCGTCGCCGGGGCGCTGCTCGTGTACTGGAAGTCGGTCGCGTTAATGACCGGCGTGAGCGTGTTCGTCACCGTCGCCGTCGCCACCGTGTACATGCGAAGGCCCGCGCCATCCGCATAGCGATTCGGCGTTACCGTCAGCGTGTTGGTGCCAGACCCCGCGTCCGTGAAGGCAATGAAGGTGCCTGCAATAGCGTTTGCCTCGCTGGTCGCGACCTTCGACGTGGTGGAGGACTGGCGCACCAGATAGAAAACGTCCGTGTTGTTCAATCCAGTCGGCAGCGCGCCCGTGGTCGTGAACGTCACGCTCGTATAGTGGGTCGCTGACCCGAAATCGTTTGTGTGGGTCAGCAGCAGGCCGCCCGAACTCGACGCCGTGAACGTGTTGGAATTGATGAGCGTCTGCAACGCCGTCGAGTTGTTCGCCAGCGCCGGGTAATACATCACGATGTCAACGAGATGCACCACCGCAGGAACCGCCGTGGCAACCGACGCATAGAGCCCGATGTTCAACAGATGCTTGGTGTCGGGCGAGACGTTGCCGCCGTGATAGATGCCGAAGGACGCACCCAGCGCCGTGCCGCCGTTCTTGTCGGTCGGCGTCTGGGCAACCAGCGTGGTCCCCGGATAGGTTGCCGCGACCGGCGACCCCGCAAACTGTTGCAGGTCGTACATATTGCCCGCGACGAAGTTGTTAGCGCCCGAGCCTTTCGAGATGTCGGCCCGCCAGGACTTCCCGGCAGACAGCTCGGCAACCATGTCGTCAACGCTCGCGTAGCCCATAATTCAGCCCCAAACGAAGGAAAATTCGCCGTGCAGCGTCGTCGGTGATGCCGTGACTGTGCCGCGTGCGATTGCGTGGATATAAGCGCCGTCCGCGACTTCAGCCATATTCAGGCGGTCGCGCATGTAGTCAACCTCGATCGGGGTCGTCAATTCCTGCCAGCTAATCGTGCCCAAGGGCTTGACGATGCAGGCCGCGAAGATGCCGCCAACCGAAGTCGGGAAATTGATGTTGTCGATACTGTTAATGCCCGAGCTGCCCGGCCGAAGGTTCATGTAAGGGTTTGCCGTATTGTAGCCCAAAACGCCCAGCGCCGTTGCGTCTATCGGCGTCAGCAGTTGCCCCGCCGTCGCCGTGTTGCGCGTGTAGACCGGCGAAATGGTCCGCTGCACACCCTCGGTGTCGGTGTATGTGATCGTCGCGTCTACCGCGTCGCCCGTGCCAAAGCCTTGCGACACCAACATGATCTTGCAGCCCGTGCCGCCGTTGTAGCGCAGCGTGCCCAGGTTGTTAACCATGTTTTGCGAGCCGCCGTCGCCGTCAACGAACGGGTAAACCGCCACGATGTCGTGAAGCAGCATGGTCACGGTGCCGACCGATGTCGCCGGGGGAATCAGCAGCGCCTTGTGCAGATACTTCTTGAAACCCGCCGCATTGACAGAAGGCCCAGCGAAAATGCCTTCTGAAGCTGAAAGCTGGGTCGCCGCCACTGGCGTTGCCGCGTAATAATTCGCAACCGGGATGCCCGCCGCGTAAGAGAGATCAGTCCACACGCCCGCCGTCATCGCCGGGCCACCGCGCCGCAGGTAGCCGGACCACTGTCGGCCCGCCGTGTAGGCGTCCGCGACACCGGCTACGTTCGTAATCGTCAAGCGTCCCGTCCCGTCAGAAAGGCCTTGGCCTTCATCCAGCCAATCGCGGCCCTTGTGCCGATGCTGGCCCCGCCCTTGCCGACGCAAACCGCGCTGCGCGGGGCGATGATGCCGTTGCCACACTCCCAGCCGCAGGGGCGCTTGATGACCGGCTCGCCACCGTCAACCGGCGTGACCTTCACACCGCGCAGGCATTCCTCGCAGTAGTAGAGCGGCGGGCCGATCCGCTCCCACAGCAGCTTTTCAAGGGGTGATCGGCTGTCGAGCATTACGATTCCGTCACCGTCAGCGCACCCGCCGCAAACTGTGGCGTGATGCCCGACGAAACCGCCAGCGGAGAGTTGAGGTTGCCGTAGTGCCAGACTGTGCCAGCCGATCCCAGCGTGGTTCCGATGGCAACGTCCGTCAGGGTCGCACCCGTCACGCCGCACTGCGGGAAGGTGATCGCCGCCGCGTTGGCCGTCGCACCACCCGAAGCCGCGTCCCACCCGGTCGAGCGCGCCACAGCCTGACGGGCATAGTCAGTATATGACGTTTCGTTGGTCGTCTGGTTGTTGCCGGTGCCGGGCGATGCCGTATAAAGGCCGACATAGGTGTTGGTCAGCGGCGACGATGACGCATTGTCAGCGACGTTCGCCCATGCCGTCGCGCGGTACATGAGATTGACGATGGAATTGCAGGTCGAGGTGGATTTAGGCATGTCTGATCCTTACGCGGGCTCCACGCCCATTGCTGCGCCCGTCGCGGGGTCGCGGACTAGCTTGCGGGGTGCGTTGACCTTTTCAAGCGCGGCAGCCACAGCCTGGAGTGCGGTCGCCGTGATGATTGCGCCCTGGTCCGGCTCTCGCGGGCCTTCCATGGCAGGGGGTTGCGAAACCTGCTGCTGTGCCCGCATATCCTCGCGGTCCATGCGCTGGCCTTCAAAGGCGCGGCTTTCCTGCTCGCTTTGCGTGCGGGCCATGATTTCCGCCTCTTTCAGACGAAGTTCCGCAACCTTGATTTCGTAGTCGCGCTCGGCTTCGGTCGCCCGCAATTCCATCTCGCGGGCCTTAAGCTGCAATTCCTGCGCCTTGACCCGCGCGTCGATCATGTCGCCCTGCGCCTGCTGCTTCAGTTCCGCGTTTTCCTGCTGAAGCTGCCCAATAACCTGCGTGCCTTGCTCAATCTGCTGCTGAATCTCCGGCGGGATGGCCGGAGGGGCCGCGCCGTCTTCGCCTTCCAGCGCCTGCGGGGGCAGCATCTTCTTCAGACGCTTGGCCACCTTGTCGGCACCCTGGAAGTCCATGTGTTCCATCAGCACGTCGCCAAGGATCGGAGCCGATTCCGGCATTGCGCGCATGATCTCAATCATAATCTCGCGCGTTTCCTCGCGCTGCGTGGCGTAAGACGGCCCGCTGGAGACGGTGACGTCATACTTGCCCACAGAGAGATTGTAGAGTTCCGGCTGGCCGGTTATGCCTTCCTCGCCATGGGTGCCGCCGTCTTCCATGGTCAGGTTGATGACCTTCTCTTTCATATCATCGCCCAGGATGCGGATCGTTTCGCGCGGGCTGTAGACAGCGGGGATGATCTCGACTAGCACGCGGCCTGCGTAGCCAATGGCGCGGTTCAGGTTGTCGAGGAAATGGAAGTTCGACGTTGCCGACTGCTGCTGCCGGGCCAGAATGGCCTTGCCGCTCGTCTCGTTCGACTCCCGCCCCATCGACGGGTCATGCAGGTTGGTGATCGCCTTGATGTCGTCGGAGGCGGAAAGAGCCTCTTGCAGCACACCAGCCGGGACACCGGAGAAGGGCTGGCGCTGCGGAACCTTGTTGGCGACGTGATACAGGTACGGATGCGAGCGCGTGTTGGCCGTCTGCCAGTTCTCTTCATGGCCCTTGGGCACAAAGCCTTCAGGACCAACCCACGGCGCACGGGGGGCAAGGGCGACCAGTTCGGTTGATGCCGACCGCCAGAAGTTGAACATTGCCTGCGGGTCTTTGGCGTCTCGAATCATCGAGCGGAAGTAACGCCGCCCATCCGAAAACACCTCTTCGCCCCACACCGGGCAGATCGGGATCATCGTCCCGGGCCAGTCGTCCTCTTCCAGCACTTCGACGCCGGAAATGATACGGCGCTTGACCTTGTATGTCCGGGCAGTGCGCTCACGCAGCACTTCAACGCCCATGGACTGCATCAGGAAGCCGACCAGTTCGTCATCCTTGACCTGGCCGCCCATGTCGATGCCGCCCGCCTTAAGCATCTGGGCCGCCATCTTGGGCAAGTCGTCTTCACGCACCACACGGCCATTCGACAGGCCGAGAATCTTGATTTCGTGCTCCGCGCGTTCCCAATATTCGGCAACGCGAACGCGGTCCATCTCCAGCCAGTCCGCAGCAAAGTCGCGGTAATCACCCTCGAACGATACAGGGGCCGCCTTGGGGTAACGCTTCTTGAATTGATCCTCGGTCAGAAGGTCCGAGACGAAACCATAATTCCAGTCGGACGCATCAAACTCGGTGGACGAAACGTCCCAATGCACCATCTGCGCGTTGGGAATGCGCTTGATCCTGGCTTCAAGGTCGAAACTCAGGGGGTGGGCGTAGTCGATTTCCACCCGGAAGAACCCAAAGCCGCCCGACACCGCGTTGTCGATGGCCGTGTCGTAGGCAATATCAGCCTGTGAATTGCGCTCAATCGAACGGATCAGGCCGCCGATGACCTCCGCCGTCGCAACGTCCGCGCCGCCATCAGCCGGGGACACCTTGATGCCGGGCTTGTTCTGCCGGGCCTCGTTCACAACCTGGCGGATAAAAGCGGGTAGCTTGTTGATGGTCAGGACCGGGCGCGCTTCAGCCTGCCGCTGCTTCCTGATGTCTTCGGGCCACTGCACCGCAAGGCGGGCGAACTTGATGTCCTCGTAAGCGGCCTCGCGGTTGTAGTCGCTCCCACTCTGTGATTCCTCGAAGCGGTCGAGGGCGTCCTTGATCACAGTGTCGGAAGTCTTGGATTCAGCCATTCAGGTTGCTCATCCCATCCAACTTCCCGTGCCGCCCTGCGGCAGCTTCACTGGCTCGCTACGCTCTGCGGTGATCTGCGGGAACAACTCGGTGAACGCCCACACCAGCGCGTCAACGCGGTCGGGAGAGTCGTCGCCCGTGTAGCCGTGCGAAGTCATCATGCACATCTGCTGCTCTAGTTCGGGGAACGTGCCCACATGGGACACACGCCCCTCGGCATACAGCGCACTGATCGGTTCGGCCCGGACATGCTTGCCGCGGGTCGCTACAACCTCGATCACGCGAATATTGGGGCGAATGGCGGTCAGCGTGTTCTTGACCATATCGCCGCCCTGGTTGCGCTCGACCACGATGCAGTCGGCGTCATAGCGGTCATATAGGGCAATCGCACGTTGCGCCCATTGCCTCGGTGAGCCTTGCAGGCTGGCGTCTTCCAGAACGTAGCCGCGCTGGTCAGCCCCTAGAGCAGCAGCAACAATGCCGTGGTAGTCCGATTGCGGTGTGTCGCTCGCTGCCGGGTCAACAGCGATGACAATGCGGTCAAGATCCGGGGCTTCTGTCCGCCTGCCCTCGTGGAGCATGATGCGGTCCCAGATAGCGCCAACGGCTTTGGGTTCATAGTCCCCCGCCCAGATG